CCTCGGAACCTGTTTGGGAGGGTTTGGTCTTGTAGGAGTCTCCTTAAAGACCCCCCTATCAACAACTTATGCCTACTTATGCATAAGTGCCCTATAATCAACGACCCTGCTTGCGTAAGTCGCACTTGTGCCTTGTGTAAAAACTTGCGTAAGTAGCATATACCTTTTGTCATAGCTCGCCCCCTGCCTCCTTGTAAGCCTCCACGATAGGGCGGGCTTCTTCAAGGAACTGCGTCTTTTGGGCTGGTGTCCAATGGGTTACGCTCTTTCGGGCGAGCCACTGCCTAGCCTTGATGATGTAGCTATGCCACGCTTGCTCGGCCTTGGGGTTCGAGGTTTCAATGGGGTCGGGTAGCAAGCCAGTCCATAGGGCTAACTGCTTGAGGCCACCGGGGGTAGGGGCTTGGAGGCTTGGTCTTGCCTTTGCCACACGCTCGTAACGCCTTGCTTGCTCGCCGTTTATTCCTGCTACCTCTTGGATGGTGTCGAGGTCTAGCCCCTCCACCCTTGCCGATAGGAGGATGTCGCCGGCGTCTGCGGCCAGTCCTATCGCTTGCCCCATCTGTTCGATGGCGTTTTCTTTAGCCTTTTCTAACTGCCTCACCGTTTTTTGTAGCTCCATTCCGATCTGTTTTTCGCTCATTTTAGGATGTCCTTTTTGGTTATGCGTAAGCCTCGGCCAACTCCTCGGCCTCGACCTCTGCGGGTGGTTCGATCTCTCGAAATCTATGCTGTGCAAAGCCTCGCTCCGGGTGCGGTGGGGTCGTTGAGCAGGGGTTATTTAGCCCCTCTAAATAAACCACCACTTCCCCTGCCTCTCCGTTCAAGCCTACCCCTATGCCTACGCCCCTTATGGTGTACTGCCTATCCTTGATTGGAAGGGCGTTGTAGTAGGCGATGATGTCGGGTGGAAATCTATCGTCCACACACACTACTTTAGACCCAGTTGTCACCGTTTTTTCCCTCGCTTTTTTATGCCTTTTTCCCACGCTTCCTTGTTCCATTTGGGGCATTCTTCCCGCCTCTTTTTATGCACTCGTAAGGCTCGCTCCTTGTAGATTTGCCTGACTCGCTCGCTCCGTTGTATGCGTAAAACTAGCCCGGTGCGTTGGCTCAACTCCGTAAGCCGTGCAGAAATAGCCGCCCTTGTATAAGGCTTGCCGGTGCTGGGGTTGATGTACCGTTTTGCTATGGCTGTTAGGCTGTCTGGGCTTCGGTTGCTGGCTAGGGCTAGTAGGGCTTCGTCCAAGGTGTCGTCTCGCCTATGCCTTAACATCTGCGAATCGCCTTCGTGCTTAATCGTCTGCTCCACCACCTCTGCCGTGAGCTTGGCTAGTTGGTCTAGGTCGATGGCTGGGTTCATCGCCTTCATTTTAGCAAGCCGTTCCTTCACCCGATCTTCCAGCGTGTCGATATGGTCTGCCATATTTGGCGTGTAGCTTGCCAAGATGCTGTCGGCGGGGTCTTGGCCTTGATGGTGGTTCATTGGATTTCTACGAGTGCTGTCCGTCCAACCCTTGCCAATTCCAGCCTTGCTTGGCGTTCCGTGGCATAGAAAAGGTCAACGACCGGTAGCTTGGTTTTGCCCGATGCCTTCCGTGAGATAACCGCCGTTCCAGTATCGTGAGCGTGATATGCTTTTCCTCCAACTATTAGGGTCGTTCCGTAAGGAATAATTTTGGGGTCTACTGCACAAGATTTGCCAGAAACCAACCGTTTTCCAGTTGAGCTTTTATAGCCAAACTCATCCTCTCCTAGCCAATACGCCGTGATTCTGGCTCTAATGGTTTTCTTGGCTGGTGGCTTTGGGGTTTCAATGAGGATGTTCGCCCCCTGCACCGAGGTTAAGAGCGTGATGGCTAGGATGATAAGTGCTTTTTTCATCGTTAAGAAGTGGAGTCGCTCGCACAAGTGGCGGTAGCGTCTCGATGGGGATTCGTCTCCCTTGGTTCTTTTGCCTTCTGCGTTGTCAATCGGGGTCTTGAGCTTGTCGATTAGAGCCTCGATTTCTTTCCGTTCCATCTTGTTAATCTTCACGCTTCACCTCCGTCCAATGACATCGCTTGTTCGGCCTTTTGATTTTTCCCCTGCCCTCCAAATATCGTAGGTGGTACTGGATTGCTCCGTGGGTTTTCTTCAGCACCTCCGCAATCGTGCAAGTTGGAATCTCATTAGTAATCAAAGTGAACACGGCATCACGAAGCATATCAATGGTCGCTTGGTTGCGAGTCGTGGCGTAAAGTTTTTCCAGTTCCTTGCCGGGGTAGCGGTCGGAAAGGATGCCTTGTGCCTTGGACTCTGGGGTTACATAGGATTCGTTCATCGAATTTGCAACTTACTTTGAGTCTTGGTTGATGCAAGGGGTGGTTTTGGGTTATTCGACATTATGCCAAATAGTATTGAGCGATGTTTTTGCCGCTGTTGGTTTTGACTGTTCGCTTCTCGACTAGATGCCCAGCCTTCCGCAAGTCGCACACTCGGCTTGCTAGTCGGAAGCACTTGAACCATTCCAGAGCTTCCAGAGCCGTGAGTGTTCGCCCGGATTGCAAGTGTGCTAGGATTCTGGCGTTCTGGTCGTGGCCTTCCGTCTTTTGTGGGTGGGTTGTTCGCATAAAAGGCAACTCGAACTGCTCCGCTTCAACCATCGCAATCATCTTGAGCCTCCTTTCGCTTTCCTAACAATGAAGTTACGGCTCTTGGCGAACATAATTGTGGTTCTATGAACTCCCCAAGCCTTTGCAAGCTCGCTCATCGACATTCCGCTCTCTAATTGATGCTTCCAGAGCGTCCATCGCTTCTTAACTGTGGAGTATTCACGATTTCGCCTCGCCCCAGCCTTTCCATAGGTCGGAACAAGCTCTTTTGGGATGTCTAGTGGGGTAGTTACCCCTAAAACGAACTTTTCAAGCCCTTTAGAGGCCAATTCTGCTCGATTTTGTGCCATTGTAGAAGTGAGTGTGGTCACCATTTGCTCAAACTCCCGCAATTTGTCCTCGCACATCTTCACCCGGTGGATGGTTGCCGCTAGGACTAGCTCTTGATGGTGGGCAATCACGGACACCCCGCATTCATCCACTCTTGATAGGTGGTGTATCCCCACAATTTATATCTTGGAGGGGATTCGCACCCCGATTTGATTGGTTTCTTCATTGGTTGGTTTCCTTTGGTTGGTTGTTGGTTGCTTCTCCGCTGACAATTTCTGGCACACGCCCGCCAATCCTTGACCGCCGCTTTTCCTCCCACCTTCCATCCATTGCTCTCATAATAATCAAAAGCTGACTCTGCGTCCGTCTGCCTCCATCCAATCTCTTTAGCGAAGGCAATCCATTCAGCGAGCGTGGGGCGTAAACCCTCTCTCTCTTTCTTTGTGTTATTGTTATTGTTATTGTTATTGTTATTGTGTACCATCTTTTGCTCATCTATGGACGATAGATGGTTCATAGATGGCTCATCTATGGTGCATCTATGGGTCATAGATGGTCTATCTTTGGTCGATCTTGAGGCATAACCAGCTGATCTTTTGTTCATATCTGCCAAGGTTTCAGCCGTGCCGCCGTGATAGATTGCCCCATCTTTAATCTCATAAACCCCAGCAACCTCAAGCTCTTGCAGTAAAGGCTTTGAGTCTTGACCGACCATTCTGCTTATCTGTTCTGGGGTTGGTGGGTTGCCGTTGATGACTAACTTCCCGCCGGCGTTGGCCTTATAGATTAGGCAGACAAGGTGAATCCATAGCCCCCTTGAGGCAAGGCTTACCAGAGCCAGCTTTTCGTTTGAAAGCCAGCGGTTCGGCTCAAAGGGAAACCAGAAAGAATCTCGCCTCATTTCTTTTTGTCCTCCATATCCCTCTTCTGGTATTTCTTTGCCCTATCCAATAGCTCTTTGGTAATACGATGCGAGTAGTCTAGGTGACTGATGATGTCTTTATAATTCTCACGCTTGGCGTGGTCGAAGTCCTTGAATAGTTCCTTCAACCGCCTCGATACAATTCCGTGGAATTCGTCCACAAGTTTAAGTCTTTTAACGCTCATTTCTTTTTAATCCTTTCCAGAATATCTTTTCCCAAATCCCACAATAGGCCGCTCACATACAGAATGGTTAGATAGAGAGACAAGCACCCTAAACCTATTAGGAACAAGTCCCACAAAACTCTCCCTATGGATGAAAGGAAAGCTACCATTTGGGTGCTTTCGGCCACGATGCCCAAAGCCGAACATCATTTTCAGAATGCCCCCAGCTTCGAGACACAAACGAGCCATCAACGAAACGCCCGACAACAACCTCACCGCCAATATCCATAAGCACTTTTTCATCGTTCTTGGGTTTCTCCTCTATGGTTTTCCATTCAAGCATCGACCACTTGACCCTTGGAACTTCAACATCAACGCTCATCTGAAAGCCTCCGCAGGGCTACGACAACCTCATTGAGAATGTCTTGGATGACTTGATCTTCAGTACCATCGGCTAGTTTCTGGACGAGTTCGGCACACCGCTCCCTTTCGAGAGAGGCGGCCTTTCTCATCGCATCGTTGATGATGTCTTGCACTTGGTCAGAATGGGATTTCGTCATTGGGATTTCCTTTCGCTATCGCCTCTGCTTCCAAAAGAATCTCCGCTATGATTTCGTTACGAATGATGTCGTTCTTGTAGGGCTTGCCATCTGCTCCGGGTTTAAGGTCTTGCTTCGACAACCACTCCAAGTAGTCCAAGCCCTTATTTCCGAATGCGGCAATCTGCCGTAGGGTTGAGCCCTTATGTTTGCCGAACTTAAGTTCCATATCCCTCGGCTCTCCACCATTCGTCTTTACCGCAACGCCATTGAGCTTGTTTGTAATGTCTGCTAGGTCGGCCTTACTGATGGAGTCTGACTTAACTGTGTCGAGCTTTACTGCCTTGGGTGCTTCCTCATATTTGTGGGTGTTGATGTCCTCGAACCCGCCGTGAGGAACTTCCTCGGCTGGGGTGGTCGATAGGCTCTTATCGATTAGGACAACGATATGGGCGAAGGCAGAGCGACAAGCCCGACTGATTGCTCTGGTCTGGCACATCGCTCGTTTGGCGTAGGTCGGGCGGTTAGCCCACATCGGTTCGTCATCACCCAAGAACCCCTCGGCACTTGAGATTACTTGGCCGTTGTCCATTCGCTTCACTTCACCGATGCACCGATAGCCATCTTCGAGACGCTCAACATCTCTGGCACTTGCTACACATCCGTGAGCCACTGCGATGGATTGCCAGCCTTCGACTCGCACATACTTCTTATCGCCCTTGCCTATCTGCTGGGCTGTCTCCATTACGATTGCCCTACACACGCCAGCTACATCCGTAGCTTGTCGCATATAGTTTTGCACTCCGTTGGAGTGTCCTAGTCCGTGGTCATTCTTTAATACTATCTGTTCATTCATTGGTTGTTTCTCCTTGTTGGTTATTATTGCTTGTCTTGTCCGTAATCGAATATGCCAAAACCTTCGGCATTTTCTTTTGCGGTTCGGGGTAAGTTCAAACATCTAAAGTCATTCCGCTGGTCGAACTCGGTGTCTGGGAACGCTCCGTGACTCCGCACAATCCAATCGTCTAGGCTTTCGTTGGGAAGGCGTGGCTTCATTGGAACTTTAGTCATATAGTCGCTGTACCGACCACTATCGTCATTCATTTTGTTTTGTCCTTTCGTTAATGGTTTTGATTATCGGGGAAAGCCACTTGGTGCTGATATCGTGGGAAGGTATGCGGAAAACTAGGATGCCCATCGAGGCGGCGAGATTGTATTTCTCCATATCGTTCAAGAAACCGGTTGGCCTAGTGTGTCTGCCCCTGCTCCAAACCCCGCCCTCTAGTTCGATGGATACTCCGATTGAGTGGTAGTAATCAAACCTAAACCTTCTGCCATCGGCAAACTTATGCTCCTTCTTTAGCTCGCCACCCCCAAGGATTCTCCAAAGAATCTCAAACTTGGTTGAGGGGGTTACCTTCATTTTAGTTACGCCCCACCCAGTTCTTTGTTGGCAGGACTAGCTCTGGCTCTTTGGGCTGGTTGCCCTCGGCCACTATCTTATCCAAGCGGTCGAGGTCAGCGGCAACTGACAAATAGAATCTGCGTCTCTCGTAGTTTTGTTGGTCGATGTGTTGGGCTATTAGGTAAAGCCCTCGGACTATTACCAACCCAACAAAGATAATGAGGCCAAAGATCACCACCTAATCCTTTGTTTCTGCCAAGCTGGTGAGCAGTAGTTGGGGTTAGTTATGAAGGGATACTTACCATCATCAAGAGCCTTCATAACAAAGCCTTCCCACACCACCTCGCCAGCCTTGTTGTTCTGAAAGTTCATCTCTTCCCATATCGAATTGATTTTATGGTGAGCAAGGCGAACAAAGCGAAGGAGCTTGTTCTGTGGCACATCGAAGGTCACGGCTTCGAGGTGTTCGATCTCTTTCATCCTCTCGGCGTAAGGCTTGGGATTGGCGGGGTCGAATGCGTCCATCACTACGATTGTGCCCTTTCCAGTCTTTGTCCGTTGTCCCATAATCTCGCAATCTACAAAGCGGGATTTGATACCAGCACCGAGAATCATATCTGCCATTAGATTATGGTTTGAGGCGAACTTGCCGTGACGATTGTAGCCCTGCTTGGTTTCTTGGTCGAACCAGCCCCGCCATCCGTTGAGCTTGCCTTCGATGGAGAACCCATCGGAGAACTCATCGTGGTTAGCGGGTACGGCTGAACCTACTGGCCGTGCTGGGAGTGGGAAGGATGTCATTGTTCTTTTGTAGAGGATTTCGTGGGGTTATGTAAAGACTTATTTCAGCAGTTGCTCAACGATGAAAAGGGTTGAGCCAGCCCCTACGATTAGGCCGATGATATATGCGATTAGGATTTTAGTCATATTATGATTCCTTTCTTTAGTTAAAGAATATGGGTCGGTGGGGCAAAGAATTCCGCGTCTGGGTCTTCTTTGTATGGAGTCGTTGGCGTTTTGGCTTGGTTGTTAAACAAGCAATCTGCTTTCTGAACTCGCACCAATTCTTCTTGTTGTTCTTCGTGGCTCATTTCATTCCAGCTTTTGATTTGCATACCCCAACCCTACCACACCTCCCCAAGTTGTCTACTCTTTTTTTATCTTATCTTAACGATTGTTTGCAAGTCCCTATAAATAGGCTACTTGTGAGGGTGCTTAAAGGGCAGAATCTTGTAAATTTGCAGTTGTCGCAGGGCTGGTTTTGATTTTGTCGTGATGATGAATGGATGTTTCCGCATCTCTAGCTTTTTGTTTTTCATCATATCTTTGATGAGCCTTGCGGTGGTGTTCATCTTCAATCCCCATAGCTTCGCAATCTCTGGCCGAGTGTAAAAGCCCTCTGGCCGTGGCGGTGCGTAGCGATTATAGATGTGTTGTTGCAGAAGTTTCTGCCAAGGATTTCTAGGTGTTTTCATTAGAATGATTTTATGTTTGTGGGGAGATGGAACTTGTTGCCTCTCTGCCGTGCTTGGAATACATCGTGGGTTTTGTCGGGGTAGATTGCCCCATAAGCCCAGCCGTGTTGCCAGCGGAGTCTCCGCAGTTGGCCTCTATTATATTCGGGAGTCTTGTTGCACAAGCACCCGATGTTGTACCCGGTGCGGGGGTCAATCGATACGCTTCTAAAATAATCAATGGCGTGAGTATGCCCAAAGATAACATCCCCATAAGCATCGGCGTGTTGCTTGCCAGAGTGCATTGCGTGTCCGTATCCGTGGACGAAGGAGAGGTTGCCGCACTTGTAAATCCCACCGACTGAATCATAAGGGAACATCCTTGCCTTGGTATCCTTCATTATCTGCTCGATGTTTTCGATGCCATCGTTGGCGTAGTCCCTTGCTAATCCACTTCGGCTGTTCCTAGCCATATCGAAAATCCTTTCATCGTGATTCCCCCTCATATACACCCTCTCATCGCCGAACTTAAAGAACTCTCGAATGAACTCCTCTCCACAATCCCAATCTTTCTGAAGGCTCGATGCTTGCTCCTCATCCCCTGCTCCCTTGCGGATTGCTCGGAAGTCCCAAAGATCACCGATGCAAACCACTAGATCGGGCTGGTATTCTTTTGTGAAGGCCAATAGAGCTTTTACCGAAGGGGCATCTTGTTCGTCACCGTGGATATCGCCACAAGCGACAAACTTTATTGGCTTCATATTTGAGGTTTAGATTGTCCAGTTAGAGTTGTGTAAATAAGGTGACAACACTCTCTTGCTCTTGGGTTTGTCAATGTCTCATCGGTGCATCCGTCCCTAGCTAATTCCATCACGATGTGCATTTGTTGGCGAAGGGAAAGAAGATAAACCATTTGATCGGTTGCCTCCGCTATTGCCTCCTCAACCAATCGAGCCGTGGGCATTTCCCATAACTTCGTTCCTTGGTTTTCCTCAACCCCACGCTTGTACTTCTTCTCCATCGATTCGACTGCCGCAACTTGCAAAGTCGTTAAATGGAGTTCGTGTTTTTTTGTGAAATGTTTTTGAGTTGCTTTCTCCACGCCTTGTTCGGATGTCATCCTTTTATCTGCTAGACCAAGGGCGTTTGCTGACTAGAGAAACCTTTTGATTATTCACTTGTTGCTTTTGTGGAGATACAAGTTCCCTCCATCCAGAAATTGTTGCGTCCTCTAAATGGGGTTGCTCCCAGTCGAGGTGTCGAAGCTGGTGCTTCTCTGCGATCTTCTGGCAGATCGAGTAGGTCTGGTCATCATCCCACGATGCCAATAGATTGCCACTAGGAGTGCGGGCTAGGGGTACATAGTCTATTGCGTGAGAGCCTTTACCTTGGTCAATGTGGAGCGATTGCGGGGGTATTCCACGAGCGTTTGTTACTTTCCTCCCTGCCTTTGTTCGGCCTTGAGCGTAAAGTTCTTCTTGTTCTTGGGGAGTACGCACCGAACAGTAGATCAGAACTGGAATCTTTTTGCTCATCAACTCGGAGTACCAAGCCCCTACCCTCTTCCCAAAACTAGGCTCGCACTTTTCTATGTGGCCTCTTGACCTTTCCACCGCCTCCCGAATCGTCATTACTGGTCAAGCCTCTTTCGGAGTTTTTCATTTTCCTCCACGAGTCGAGAAATCGTTTTGAGTGCTTGCCCAAAAAGCTGGCGGTATTCGTCTGGGGTTGCTTTCGTTCTGTCGAGCTTGTCCCACCGCATAATGAAATCGCTAATCGAATCTTGGTTCGGGACTTCGCCAATGTCGTAGGGGCGGGTGGTTGCACACCCACAAATTAAACTAGCGGCGATGAATCCAAGAATCGACTTCCGAATCACGGAGACGGCGGTTGTAAGCAATTTCTTCATCGTCTCGTTCTTTTCTTGTCTTGGCTCTGTTCTTTGTCCACCAAGCTACAATCCCAATCAATCCAGCAATCGAGGCAAGAATGGCCTCCCACATTGTTATTTCCGTGAGAACTTCGAGAGGAACGAAACGATCTTGGTCAGCGTTGCCTCTGGCTCGTCACCGGGAATCAAAGAAGCAACGGCAATCACGGCAGAGAGGAGGGCAACCAACGCCCCCAACCAAGCAAATACATCTTGAGACTGAACGAAGGCTAGTAGTTGGTTCATAAGAAGGGGGGGGTGTCAAAGGGTTATTGGCTGACCAGTAGATGTATTGTAAGTGCCTCCATAAGACCAATACTCATTGGCGTTTAGAGATGCAGAATATGGTATTCCATCAAATCCAGAATACAGTTTCATTGATATGGAATATCCCAAAAAGTTAATTACAAAGTTACCCGCCTCGTAGGTAGTAGAAGAAGAATAAAGCGTTACTCCAGCCCCAAATTCTCCAGTTGAATAATCACTAAACTGACCATTGAAAAATAGGACTGGATAATACAAACTTCCTATTTGCAATAATCTCAAAGGTGTTGAAATGAACTGTCCAGAAAATAAGTTAAAATCAATAATCTGACTAAAGCTATCAAACCCATCGTCGTTATAAAAAACATTTTCGTATCTGTATCCATCAACGCATACCAACCCATCCTCGCTTTCTGGAAGAGGAGATGAGTTGCCTCTATTCAACGAAAAGGGTTGAGAGGTTGGGGTTAGAGTGTCTTGAAATGTCCATTTTTTAACTCTCCAAAAAAGGGAAATTGCTTGCTCAAGAGTTAGTCCAATAGGGTAATAAGTTCCCCCTTGATCGTCAGTTGGAACAGAGACTCTTTTTGTAATGCAAAAGGGGAAGTACCCGCTGTAACTAGCGTGAAGAACTTTACCCATAAGGATTTCGTTTGGGCATCAGCCCAAGGGCTATTCTAAAACTCGCTTGGCCAGACTTACAGTAGCTTGTGCCACAACCTGCTCGTTCGTTCCGTCCGTCTCGTAGACTTCCATAAGGATGTCTCTTTGGGTGGCTGTGGATAGGATGGCATTGGCCGAAGCAGTTGTGATGTTAAAGATTAAGTCTAACTGATTTCTTTGTAATTGTAGAGTTTGTGGGATAGGAGGCTTGGGGAAAATAATTGTTGGGTTATCCGTAAAGCCATAGCCCTTATCCAAAACATTGATATTTTGTAACTGACCATTCTGTATTGTTGGGACATCTAGCCTAGCACCAGAACCAGTCGCATCTTGGATTGTCACGCTATAGTTATCACTAGTATAATAAGAGCCAGCACAAGTGATGGAAATAGAGGAAATAACAGCACCCGCCGGCGTTGGAACAGAAATAGATGGGGCTGAAGTATATCCCTTGCCGCTCTCGACAATAACATATTCACCACTTAAATTCTCATCAACAACATAATTAACTTTTGCTGTCTGCCCCCCAGAGGGGGCTGTACCTACTGTGGCCTCGTATGTTCCGGGTGCGTATCCAGCACCCAAAGTTGTTACTGCTACTGACGAAAGCAATCCATTAGGTGCGTCTGGACTTGGTGCTGTTACAATAGGAGCAGAGGAATAACCAGCACCAGCATTAACTATCTGGAATGTATATTTAGATTCTGATTCTTTAATAAGATTTACAACTGCATTTCCCCCCGATTGTGGGCTTTGCCCAATTTGCAAGGAATAAGATTGCCCAACTATGTAGCCGTTAGGACTATTTTGCAATTCGAGTGTTCTTAAAAATCCAGATTGGAATCTTCTGTCTGGGTCTGGTGCAGTTGCAACTTGCGTAGATTGATAACCGAAGCCGGGATTTTCAATAACTACATTTACAGAGCCAGAGCTAGATTGCGTAAATAATATTGAGGCTTGTCCACCATCAATAGGGCTGGTTGGAACTGAAAGTGAGAATTGTTGATCTATTGAATATCCTTGAGGCTGGGTCAAAACAGAAACACTTTTCACTTGTCCACTAATAAAGTTTGGTGCTGGGGCGGTAACAATAGGTGCAGAAGTATATCCACTACCACCATTTACAACTACAACTTGTGATCTGCTTCCATTTCTATCCACAACTAAATTTATTTGTGCTGGTGTTCCAGACGCAGGGGCTTGCACGGAACAGCTATATGTTCCATCTGAATACGATGCTGGCGTATTGCTCAAGCTGGCAGATCGAACTAGCCCCAAGGTTTGAACGCTTTGGAATGCAATATTTGTGCTTCTGGTATATCCAACGCCCCCACTACCCAATAGATATTGTACGGCGGAAGGGCCGGGTCGGGTTGCGATGCTTGCGGGGGTAGAGAAGGCCGTATCAATAAAGCCGTCAGCAAGGGTCGCTGGCATAGTATAAACAGTAGTGCCACTAAATTCAAAAATAACTGGGTCACTAGATAATGCCCCAAGCTCAACTAGGTCATAAGATTTTGTATATGTTGATGGATATCCAGCACCAGCATCCAAGACCCTAAACTCTGGCGTATATCTGCCTCCTCCAAAATCTTGATAGCTACCATTGTTTCCCAAATCTAGAGAAGAAACTTGATAGGATGTGTCTCTTGAAGGAATAACAATCTCCATAACCGCATATCTGGTTGGGACAATACTTCTATCTTTTGGAACAATCGCAACCAAGGCACTTTTCCCAGCAAATTTATCGTGCTGTGGGTTTGGAAGATTAGAAACAGCATTTGCATTAGCATTTGTAAGATTTCTTCTGCCAACTACAGTAACACCCTTGATATCTACTGGTGTTCCTTGAGGGAAATATTTTCTGTATTCCTCTGAAGTGATAGCTCCGCTAGTTAAGAGCGAGCTTCTTCCATATTCTGCTGGCCTAAATACCCTAGTTTGTTGAGGGTCATAAATAGAACCAGTTACAACAACTCCAATAGAGTTTAGTAATTGAGCCCCCCTTACAACTGCCGGTGTTTGTTGTGCCAAAGCAATTCTTGGGTCAGAACTATACGCACCGCCATTATAGTCTGCAAACACATAGCGAAACTCGTTATCAAGTGAATAGCCACCAGTAAGCCATTTGTGATTTTGAGTAAAAAATGTTCTGGTATTAAACCCAATTTTAAGACCCCCAAGATTGATCTTTGTTGCAGTTTCAGAAAAGGTTGCAACAGTATTTAATGCGACACCACCAAAAGCCCCACCTCCGACTATTGCTTGATTTCTATTTTGTGATAGCCCTTCTAAATTCGTTGTAAAACCAGTTTTTAATACTGGCAAATATGCTAAAATATCTCCGTGTGATACTGTTGGAGTTGCAGAATATCCGTATCCAACATCGCTAACAATAATTCTCCATAGCGTACCATCCCCAGTATATTGTATTGATGCGATTGGTCTTTTAGATGTGGGGGGTGTCTGCCCTCCGTCTGGGTCGCTAAATTCAAGCGAAATCGTGTTTGTATTAACTCCCTTGCAACCCAAGTCTACAATTTGATTAGTAAGACTAGCCAATGATTTAGTGGGCTGGAAAAGCGTTACAGTCGGGGCATTTGTATATCCAAAGCCCCCGCTTGTTATTGTTAGTGACTGAATAAAACCACCACTTGCAACAACTGTTGCAACCGCTGTTCCGGCTGTTGGTGCGGCAAGTGTTACGCTTGGAGCAGTCGAATAGCCAGTTCCACCATTGGTGATAGTTATTTTATTGATTGAGCCGCTTACGGCTGACGCAGTTGCCGCCGCAATAGTTCCAGTAGTTGCACTAAATACTAAATCAAATGGGCCGTTTGAATAACCAAATCCACCAGTAACAATCGATATTGTTGTCACTACCCCAGCAGATATTGTTGCGGTGAAGCTTGCACCAGTTGTTATAGATGGAGAAACATTTAAGCTGTAAGTTCCATTTGGATATCCGCTACCCCTATTTGCAATACTTATTCCAACAACCTCGCCAGCTAAAATAGAGGAAACAAAGGTTGCTGTTGTTGTCGTGTTTAATGATTGTGCTAGGTCTGGATTAACTCTTACTGAATTATCTGATAATTCATAACTAGCCGCAATCCCAGAATCTACATATTGAAGAGGTCGGGTTATGGTGGTTGGTGTGGGTATTCCAAACCCCGCTGTTATGCTTGCTGTGACTGGTGCAATATAATCGACATTTAATCTAAATACGCCAGTAACGATTGGGAAGGTTGCTATCGAAGAAATGATGTTAGCGGTTACTGGTGTATATGTAAATATTCTGGCTGAACCAACTGTTCTTGCCGCTGGCGATGTTACTATGGTTGCGGTGGCTCTAGTTGTGTTGATTGGCTGTGTGCTGACGGCTTGACCATCTGCCAATTTTAATGCCGCAGTTCCAAGTCTGGCCTTAAAAGAACTATCATTGGCTGGCTGTTTGGAGCTAACAACATTTTTACTTACTTGAAGAACATTAATTTTTAGATTCCTCTGCTCATCAGAAAATATTGTTGGCTTGCTAATTGGGATGGTGCTTTGACCATCCAAAAATCTCCCACTAGACACATCGAGAAATAGCTCTTGAGAGTTCACTTTAGTCTATGCCCTTGTCAATTACCGGCTCAAAACAACTATCTCGGCGGGAGTTCCATTTGAACAAACTGTGAGCGTAACGGATGTAAAGTTGTCGGCAACTTGCCCTCCTGCTACGGCAATATTAACCCCTGCTGTTGCAGATATAACATAGCTTCCATCAGTTACCTTAATGTCGATATTTGCCCCTGCTACTGGGGTTCGTTGCCTTACTGCGGCCTCTAGGTCGTGAAGGTAGGTCTTTGTGATTAACCCAGTATCGGCCAATACTGGAACTTTAGAAAAGGAGCTTCCAGTCCCAGATCTCATAGAACTAATTGCATTTGGCCTTTTGTGGCCGATGCCCTAACCCTAAACAACCCACCGGCAGTCTCAACCGAAGAGCCTACAATGTTGATTGAGTTCACATCTATTCCCGGCCCGAATACTGGATATTGGACAGTTCCGATTACCGCAGACCTATCTGGCTTATTTCTAATGATCTGCACTTCTTGGCTTGCGACAATACTCCTCACTCTGTCTTGAACTGCCGTGACATCTTCGGTTTGGCTGTTGGTTGTGATTGTAGCTGTCGGGGACAACCATTCACAAATATAATTAACAGAAATATCTAGCTGTATTGTTTGAACAAACCCACTCACAATCTCCCTCTGGTATTGGTAGCTTGTTTCTAGGATATAAAGAGAATTATCGCCAGTCCCTCCCTCTGCTGATACTTGTAGCCTATAAAGACCATCAGAAGTATTGCCAGCAATATGACTCATATTCCGGCGAACCACACGGAAGTTTCCGGGGGGCTGGTCTGGAACTCCAACCAATACCTCATCTAAAGAGAAGTTTGAATTGAGTGCAGAGAACGAGCCAACAACAGAGAATTGGAAGGTTGTAATCCCATCACGGCCATTGTCTGTTATGATGTCTGGCTCGTAATCGAACGATGATATGTTTGAAAGAATTGTTGTTGCCATATATTTATTATGTTGCTACTGCGGCTGGAAGCTTGTCAGACAATGCCTTGATTGCATCTAATAATGATTTTTGCATATCTGCTCCACCCCCACCCTTTGCTTTTTCTGCGGCAACTTGACTTGCTGGTGTCCCGCCCTGCATCGCTCCCAGCTTTTCAGATAGCAGGGGCATCTCCCCAGCGGCTTGTTGTGAGGCCACTTGTTCTCTCATTTGTTGGGATGTTACTGGGGGCAGTCCCTTGGCTTTACGCTTAATATTTTCCTCTGTTTTCATTCTCTCAAACACTTGGTCTTGTGTTCTAAAATCTTCTTTCTTGACCTCTCTAGCTCTTACCTTCCTAGCAACATCTAGGGCTTGTTGCCCTGCTCTGCTTGCACCCAATAGACCACCACCAGCTTCTTGTGATCGCTTCGCATCAGCCGCCCTCTCTGCTTTCTGTGCCCTAATCACATTGTTTTGTGATTTGTATATTTGAAGTTCCAGTTCGGCAGATTTTATGTTTCGTGCATTGATTTGCTCTTTATTGTTGCCCTCACGATTGGATGCAATAAGCGTGTCGAGAATCTTTATATTTTCATCTCTTAAAGCAACCGCTTGTTTCAGTTCCTCTTTAGCCAAGTCTACAAGTATCTGCCTCCCACCCTCTGTCTCATTGACAAATTTTAGAGTTTCTTGAGTCTGCTTTGAGAGGTTTATTGCCGATCTGCTTTGCTTTTCAATGTTTTTAATTTCATCTACTTCTTTTTGTTTGAGTTTAACAATTTCTTCTTGGACTAGAAGCTGGTCTTGAGCTTGTTTCAATGCTCTTTCTGTGTCTCCAACTCCAAGGTTTATTCCTGTGAACTTCTCAATGCCTTTCAATATCCCACCAAATGCACCAAGCTGGGTAATCTTTCCTCGCAAAGATTCAATCGTGTCCTCGGTCTTTTCTAGGCCAGCTTGTGCTTGCTCAACGCTTGTACTCTTAAACGACATCTCGAAGGCATCTGACAAGGCTTTCTGGGATTGGTAGTAGTCTGTTGAGGCTTGCTTGACGGTCTCTCCGAACTTGTTAATTGAACCGAGAACAGCCGCCCCAAACAACCCGCCAGCACCCAAGCGAGCTAATGAGCCAAGAGACGAGCCAGCCTTTCCGGCATTAAGCCCAAGCGAGAGAAGGCTTTTCCCCAGTCGCTCGGTATTTCCACCAGCCCTCTTGAATGTGTCGGATGTCTTGTTGGCCTCCCTCTGAAGGTCTTTTAACGCAGTTGTTCCCTTGCGTCCGTCAATTACTACCTCTCCCTCTAGCTTAAAGGCCATATTATCTCTTGAGCTTGTTAAGCCTCTCTTGTTCCTTGCGTTCTATATATGTTTTCATATCTTGCTCTTCTAATCGAAAGGCAAGTCGAAGTGGGGCAACCCCGATCTTATCGACTGCATTAGTCGTGTTTGCAAATATAGTTTTAATAAAGTTCCCTGCTCTTTGTGCTGGCATAGCGTATCCTTTCCCAGCGGTTGTCCTTGGGCTTGGAACTTTTTTAATATCAGACTTTGTATTTTTTATGCCTTGTTGTTTGTATCTATTCAAGGCTGGCAACCAACCGGCGACAATATAAGCACAAGACCGCCTTGCTGATTTTACAAAACTATCATACTTTTGTCCCATCTCTTTCCCGCCCAATCCGCCGCCACGCAATTTAGGGGGCAAGCTTTGTGGCCTAAATTTCCTTCTCCAATTAAATATCTTAAACCCTGCTGGTGTTCCCTTATAAAAGTCACGATTTCTTTTGGCTTTTGTCTCCCTACCGGTACCACCCCTTAGCCTTCTCACTTGTTGAATTGCACCAAGTTCTCTAACTACTCTTTCTGGGCTTGTTCTTTTTGTGTATTGCATCGCCTTCATAATAATGTTGGCGGCTCGTCTATTTACTTCAGTTAGAAAATCGGCATTACGCAATTCAATATACTTATCAATAGTTCTATTGAAATCCTTGGTATCTAGCCGAAATACATTAGCCATAAATTTATTATCTATCGTCAAGAAGTGAGTCTAATATGTGCGTTGCATTTTTATTATGCCTTCTAACATCAATCCCTCTGTTAATCATTATAGCGTGTTCTAGCTGAACGAGTTGCACCTCTGCCATCTCCCACAGCACTTGCTCCGCTGTCCAACCGAACTCCTTTGCGAATAGCCAGACGGACGAAGCAATACCGGCTGGCTGTACTATTTTGGGGAGTCGCTACCCCCATTTGTCTGCACACGAGCTTCTGAAATTTCAGAGAAGATTTCGTCTACAATCTTTACCCCTTCGACAAAATCGGCCTCATTGAACTCATCAGACCAATTCAGAACTGCCTCTCTAAATTTGGCCTTGTCCCAAGCTAACTTTACTAGCTCCGATCTTGGGTGGGTTAGGCAGTATAGGCTAGACCAGATAAAGAACTCTGTGGTATCTGCTTCCTCACGAATCTGGTTCATCACGATTCTTGTCCCAAGGGTGAACTTACCTACCTTGCTTCCCTTAAACATTCTTTCGTTTATGACGAATGATTTATCTAGGGATTTGTTCAGAATCTCCTCATCTTTTTGTAGGTCTAGGTTCATAGGTATTTACTCAATTTCTTTCGTAGTTCTGGGGATGCGTTCTTGCTAACTAGCAGGGTTGCTTTCCCAAACTGCTTTTTGATTAGGGGAGTTGCATTGTTCATAGCGTCCAATAGACGCTCTCGGTTCTCTAGTACGGCTCTGCAATAGGCTATTGGGTCATCGTAGTTTGTGATTGCTGACCAGCCCTTTTCCCACATATCCACGATCTTTCCCCCAAGGCCACTAGGAAGGTCGCTAAAGAAGAATGTAACGCTTCTGCGGTTGTTATCGTCTGCGTCCTCAATGACGGCCATTGGCTCTTTCTCTCTGAATGGGATGCCAAAAGTGGCAAGGGTTGAGGCGAGTTTGATGTTGCGAGTATAAAGGATTTTTTCTTGCATAAGGATTTCTAGGCTAAAACTAACTTATACCATCGTATCGAACTGCCGTGAAGGATACCGTCTCAAAGTTATCTGCACTACGATTTCTAGCTGTTTCGGTAATATAGGCCGCACCAGATAAATCGTAGTTGCTTCCGTTAGATACTGTGATAGTTGCCCCAACGCTACCGCTAAAGGTCGTATATGCACCCTCTACAGAGTAGGTGACTTTCTTATTGCGGAACACTACCGCAGTAACATCCCCGCCCTTATTCTTTAACTCAACTGCGTCAGCCGAGGCAGAGGATGAAATGGATTGAATCACCATCCCGGTCTGTGCAGAGGCAATCCCGAAGGCGAGGTCTGTGCTATTTCCAATGATTGTAGCGGCCATATTATGTATTTAATCCATCGTATGCGGTTGCGGATAGGTCAAAGCTGTTAAAGCCATCGGCGGCTTGTGAGAAAGAAACATCGGTCACATAGTAAGTTCCGCTAGATACTGCGGCTGTGTTGCCAGTTAGGGCAAGAGTCCCACCAATTCCAGAGGAGGCAACTGCACCGCTACAATTACCAGAAAGACTAACATTCCTTTTATAAGCAGAAAACGCAACGGCAGAGTGAGTGCCATTGTGCTTTGATACTTCGGTTGTCTCGGCTGTGCTTGTAAGTGAGAAGCTCTGAATAACAACGCCAGTTTCAGCGGCGAGTCCAAAGGCAACGGAAGAAAGTCCTATACTTGTAGCGGCCATTTGATATTCCTTTGTGTCAAATTATCTAGGAAACACTCGAACCTTGATTAGCTCCCAGATTGTAGAGAATACAGCACCCGACACTAGGGCAACCAGCCAGAGCTTTGTTTTGATGGTGTGAGCGTCCCTCTCTAGGGTATCGACTTTTCCGTTCATCCTACCAGTCCATTCGGCTATTTCGCTAGTGTGACGCTCTAAAACCGCAATCAGATTAACCTGCCTCTCTTCTATTCGGGCGAGTCTCTCCCGCAAGTCGGCAACTTGGTCTGCACTCATAACCTTGCTTTCTCTGCACCGGGGGCAATCCGAACCATCTGCTCTCCCTTGTCGTTATAGAATATCTCTATGTAGCCCTCGGCCTCTAGGAACTTGAGGCTTGCCATAAAGTCACGCCAGCTAGGGGTATCCTTATCATCCGTGGCACTCATTCATTTTGCCTTCCCAGCGTTCATAGCGTCCTCTGCCGCTGACATATCAGAATATCTTGGGAGTTGTGTGTCGGTTTCCGTGTGCCTTGGCGAGCAGGAGCAGAGGAAGAGGGTTAGTAGGAGGATGGGCATTAGGCTATCTTTGCAAATCTAATATATGAACCAGTTGAAAGGATTGTTGCATTTGCGGCATCCGTTGCGTTCCTTTGTGCAATTTGAAATCCAAATGTTTGTGATGAAGTCAATACAAGTGTCCCATTCAAAAATCCAACACAAGCCGCCGCCGCCGCCCCAGTATTTATAGCCGCCAGTAAATTTGCATTTGTATCTGCCCTTCTTGACGCTCCTTGGTCAATCGTTAAGCTAAAATATCCAGTACCTCGAAGTGATCGGACAATAAAACAACCCGATCCAGTAATAGAAGATAATTGTGTTTGAACACCAGCAGTTCCAGATGCCGTACTTCCACCAACCCATCCATCATATTGATATGTTCCAGTAAGAAGAGTAATTTGAGTTGCAGATGAAACGAATGATGTCGATACGGCTTGAGTTAAAGTCGTATCGTAAAGAGTGAAGATTTGCGGAGTCGAACGAAAAAGTGCCATCGCCCACTCCCTCTAGTGACTCATCCAGCTTGCGGTGCCTGCTGTTGCAAAAATAGCCGAAAGAGTTGTCGTAGTATAGTCGCACTCGTAGAAATCACCGCTCGATAGAGCTACCATAAATCCGCCTCCGAGTGTTGTCGCAGTTGCCCCTGCGTTCACAAATAACTGCCCTGCTCCAAGATTGTAGACGGTAGCCATCTTGCGGGCGGTATTGGCGGGGACGAGTGTGGCTGAAGTTAGTGAGGTAAAACTGCCTGATGTTATGGCCGAGGAAGAGATTGCGAGAGATGCCGTGACGCTTCCAATCTGTGCCGTCCCTGCTCCGATTGTTACTGTGCCACCGCCAATCGTGACCACGCCAATTCGGTTTGTGCCAGTAGGTAAGGCAGAGCCGATGGTGACTGTGCCAGAGATGGGCATAACACCTTCGTTATTTATGAAATCAAAAATTCCGTTTTCTACCGCAGTTGTAAAACTAATTCCAGCATTTGCCGTCACCGTGCCAGCGATGGGGAAGTCACGATCAATTCCAAATGTAGTGCCATCGCCATCTTGAACAGCACTAACAACTTGAATAACTATTGAATTTCCAACATTCGCCGTCACCGTGCCAGCAATCGTCTGTGTCCCATTTGGGTTGGCTGTGACTGTTCCAGCGATTGTAACTGTGTTTCCGATTGTGACTGTTCCCCTAATTGCCCCAAAAGTCACGGTTGAATCACTTGCATCTACCTTCATCGCACCGCCACTAGAAACGTGAACGATATGGGCTGTTTGGTTTGAGCCGTCTTGATGGCCTCCAATCTTAACGAAGTTTAATGTGCCATCAGTAATTCCATCTGTCGCTACGCTCCTAGCTAAAACATTGAGATTGGGGATTGTGACAATACTTCCGCTAACTGCGGTTGTGATATTAGAGATTGCGTTGCTCCCAAGGCTTACAACGCTATGGGCTACGATATGCTCTCCCCCAGTAACTACTGAAGAGAGGGTGGTCGCTGACTGATTTCCGTCTAATACTGATAGTGCCATATTCTCATCCTCCTTGTTAAATCGTGCCGAGATAGAAGCTGTTTAAGAAGTCCGAGAAGTCGTAATTTCTCGTTCCGTCAGCAGTTGGGTCTGGGGTTACTATAAATGAAAGAGTAAGCCCCCTCTGCCAAGCCCTTTTGTCGGCTCGGATGGTGGGGGATTGGCTTGTAATTCTGCCCATAAATACCTTCAAATCAGTCAGTTTATCTTGAACTTTTGACTTTAATGTGTTGTTATTGCTATATAGGGTTGAAAAGATATTGTAATAATTGTCATCAAATATGGCTTGAGTAGTTCGTGTGGCTGAATCTGAATAGTTTAGTTCCACGCTAATCTCAAACACGCCAGAGTAAGGGATGATTTGCTGGCTTCCGATAGAGGCTTTAATCGTTGCGTATGGGAATAATCTTAATCCCCTCCTATTCGCTATACATACATTAAGCCCCGAAATTGGCGTTAATAGGCTCGCCAAGGCATCCTCTATCTTAAACTGGGGGCCAATCATATGCTTGTGCAAGAAATGTCTATGGAGATGGTTTTTGCCCAAGTCCTATTCTCTGCCCTAATGTCTGGTGACTCTGATGTCACATTAGCCAAAAACACCTTGAGCGTTGCCGTGGTTAGAACACTAGCCAGATTAGGCTCTTGATACATCACTTGTAAAACCTCTTGAAACTTGGCATCAAAATCTGTTCTTGTAGTTGTGTCTGCCCTTGTTGCATAGGTTATTGTGGAAGGGCAACGAAATACCCCAGAGTATGGGATGACTTCCTCCGAGCTTATAGAGGCTTGAACTACTAGGTTTGGAAGTAGCCGCTGGCCTTCTGTATCGCTTTTGTAGATATTAACACCAGAAATACCCGCCAAGGCTGTTGCCAGCCCATTCTCAATCTGACGCTCGATTGAGATCATTAGGTCGTTGGGTCAGCTATATCTATTGTGTAGCTAACACCATCTGCACTTTGTTGATACCCGGCTATCATCCTCTCTGCCGTCCCTACTGTTACATAAGCTCCAATCGTTATAGGGGATGAAATAGCCGATGCTGGAACAACCATACTTTGAGTAACTCTTAAAATCTCTCCACCGACATCTAGTTCTTGAGCTATGGTTAGGTCTGTAATCGAAGCAGACACAGTAGATGAGCCTAGTCCAGTCACTACTGTATATAGGTCTCCAATCATATTCTGAAGGTCAGTAGCAAAGTAGGAGGTGCTGATGTTCCCAGCCATAAACCCACCCCTTATGTCAATTTATCTCTACGCTATCCCAAATAAAGATATTATCCTTGGCGAATGGCTCTATGGTTTGCGGAAAATAAACAACCTTCTTATCTTTTCTCACACCAGCCGCTATTGCCATTTGCCCACTATCTATTGACCAGAACTCTTCAGCCCCTCGGATTGCCCTAGCCAACTCTGGAATGCTTGGGGCTGTGTAGGTTTGCAATCCCTTAATTTCTGTGCCTTGGCATAGGACAAAGAAGTTATCCCCACCGCACTTCTTCCTTGCTTCAACGATGATTTGCAGGGGGTCTCTCTTATGCCCTTGGCTTATTCCAAAGGGGGCAACCATATTATAGGTTTCTGGTAATCCTTTGGCTGGGGTATCGTCCAGCTTATCAAACAGAATATCCTTTGGGTCTGCCTTGTTAATCTCTGGGTGGGCATATACGAACTCTGTCCAAGTCTTGCCAGAGAAACGATATTCTTGGTATTTGTTAGGCCAAATTTCAAGGTCTATAACATCGCCCTTGCTCCCAACCTTCACATACGAAACCATCTCGAAGATGCCGTGGTATTGGGGCAAGCAATCAAAGAACACCTCGTAGCCTTGGTCGGCTAGATATTTGCAAGCTGGGAGGCAACGAATGATGTCTCCTAGCCTCTGGGAGTATTTGATTGTTTTAGCAGTCATCGGCTACGCTCTTATCGTGTAGGTGAGGGAAGTATTCGCTCAATCGAACCGGGCCGATTGTCTTTTGTAATTCTTTCCATCCCTCCACCAATCCCTTGTATCCATAAAAATCTTCCTTAAACTCGACTTGCTTCTGGATTGCGTAGGCATAGTGATTGAATACTAGCCCCCAAGTTTCAGTCACTCCCCTTGGAACTAGGCGAGACTGGATGTTTAGGCGGGGGGGTTCGTGGCTTGTGAAGCATACATTCTTGCCCCACTTCCACGCCCTCATCCACTCATACCAGTTCGAGCCATAACCTTCTCTGGTAACTACTCGTTTATTTTCGCCGACAAAGAAGTTACAATGGAACTGCATCGTTGCCCCTTCCTCTGCACCCTTGAGACATTCGTAAATCCCCTCAATCTGTTCTGCTCTCCACATCTCGTCAGCGTCCACCTCCATTACAACCCCATCATCTACGCCGAATAGGGCTTGCTGAATCATCTCTAGCTTTCCGTTAAAGGGCTTGCCTTGAGAATGAACAATCACATTCCCCCCTTGGATGCTATTGAGATATTCGTGTGTTCCATCTATGCTCTTGAAATCCTTGTGCCATTTGTCGGGAACTTGCTTACACCATCGAGTGCATCCCAGAGGCTCGCTAACTCCCTCGACAATCCTCCACCTCCAAGGAATCTTTAGCTTTTGAAATTCTGCAAGATGCTTGTCGACAAAGGGCATCCCATTAAGAACGATGGTAAATATGGTTAGCATTGTTTTAGCCAGCAATAGTCTATTTTTTGAGCCTCTGGGAATTGCATCCAATTTGAACAATGGTCATAGCTGAAAGATTGCCGCCCCATTACGAACCGACCAATCTTCCCAGAGCAGTTTTGCAAATCCCTTGAGCTTGTGGTAGTTCGCCCAGTTCTTAATATCGTTCACATCGTCCAAGGCGATAATTGCCTTCTCTGCTAGGAATGGCCTTACGCAACGAAGTTCGGACTCACCAGAAAATGGAGAGCCATCAATCAGCACGAAGTTAAAATCCACATTATGTTCAAAGTGGATGTCCTCGATTGCGTTCGTCGAGTATGGGTAGGCGGTCTCTAGGCAAACATTGTGCCAGCCTAGGATTGTTTCGATGGGGTATTGGTTGAGATTGGTTTTTGTGATTCGGTAGAACTCCTCGATGTCGTTCTTGTTCATCCAGAATTTCGACAAGGTTGCAGTTCCGTTGATGGCAACGCCTCCCCTTGCAGATAGGTTCATTGAGTGGCGGCCTATGCGGTCGGGATGGTTCTCTATGCTGAATAGCCTTTTTGTTCTAATACATTGAGTTGAGCCATCGCCAGTTCCTCCCCCGATCTCTAGGCCAACATCTAGACCCTCGCTATACTTTGCAAGGGCTTTTCCAAATGAATCGTGAATGGTTACTTCTTGCATTTTAATTTCTCCTCTAAAGCCTTGCTAATCACATAGGCAATTACTGCCTCTTTATCGTGCTTTAATGCAATCATCCCAGCTTTGTATAAATCCCTTTTTGCTTTCTCGTCACAGATCACATCCACCTCAACCATCGGCGGGACTGATCGAACCTTTCCGAAGCGAATTATTCCAGCCTTACGATTGCCAGTTTTGGCTTTTGCGTTTTTCATAGATCGCCTTCCCTTTCTCATAAAACTCTGGCTTGTTGTGGTTCTTTAATTGTTCGTCTGGGTTGCCCCCTGCAAACATAGGGTTCTCGTGCTTAAATACCAAGTCCCTAGCCTCAATTACGCAATCATCAGCATAGGCTCTATCCGTGAACTCGTTGTCTGAATAGATGCCATCACTATCTTGGTAGTCTGGGTGGAACATATAGCCCCCCTGCTTCCGTAGCCTCTTTTGCGTTAGGATAGCCATACAAAGGAGTTTATCAGTTCGGAGGCCATCTGATACTGCCACCACCCTTTCGGCCTCTACATTGTCGATCTTGGAGCAAATTAGGGCATCCCAGTACCTAGGTGGACTCCAATCATCGCTCATTTGAATAAGAACCTCGCCCTTGGCTATTTTCGCCCCCGCATTCCAAGCATTGATGATTCCACCCGGATTAACTCTTTTCCCCTCGTGTGGGGTATAATCCACCTTCTCATCCTCATCGACCATAAACAACCACTCGATTGCTAGGGGTTCTTTGGCTAAAGCCAACCATTGCATTTTCCGCTGGAATGCCAACTGGGGGCGGCCTCTTGTGGCGTGGATAACGCTGATCTTTGGCTTTGGATACATATTGGAAAGTTTCTGTGCTTCCTCTTTTTGTCCGTAGCAGATAGAGGCCATCCGATATCCATCGAGGGCTTGCCAATCATAGATTGCGTGAACTTGATTCCAGTAGTGAAGATTCGGCTTTGGCATAGCCATACAAGCCCTTCCAGAGTGCCAAGCCTTTGGCCATTCTCCCCTAGCAGAATACTCTGCCATCAAATAAAAATAAGCCTCTCTGCGAATAGGATTAACCCCAATCGCTTCCCCTAAATATCTGAATCGCTTTTCATTGGGCGAACATCTCCCAAGGTTGCATAGAAGTTCGTATTTAAGAGTTTCGTCTAGGTCTGGGAATGCCAACGCCCTTTCTCCCACTTCAATCGCTTTATCCACTTGCCCCCTCAAGAAAAACTCTTGGTGCTGATAATAAAGGTGGAATGGGGTAGAGGTTAGTTCGTCTGCTAGGATGCGATGGTTTCTGTCTGCCGAATCTGCCTTGCTGGTAATCGGGCGATGAATCCTAAATACTTTATCAATGGCTAGTAGTTTGTTCCTATCGTTTGGCTCAAGGGCTTCGTGAACTCGATTCCTCCACCTACCGCACCCCTTCCGCAAGGCCATCTCTCGAATGGGATTGAGTCCGGCATTCTCAACTAGATATCGAAAGCAAACAATTTCAGACCCAACTTTCTCGGCTTGTTCCAGTCCTTCTTGCAAAACCTTCTCCCCATCCTCTGCCATCACATCATCGGCATCTACCCAAATAGACCACTCGTTCTTGCAAGCATCGAGGGCTGTATTTCTAGCAGAAGCAAAATCGTCTATGTGAGGCCAATCAGTTTTCTTGTTTTTGTAATGAATGACTTTAGCTCCAAGCGAAAGGGCGATCTCCTCTGTCTTGTCTGGCGTAGCTGACCCCCTAGCCATACAAACAATAATTTCTTCTGCGATGGGCTTAAAAGACTCAATGACTCGCTTGATGTGTGCTTCTTCATTTCCAGCGATTAGGTAAAGGGATATAGGGATTTTCATTTAGACTAGGATTTCTAGTTATTAAGGGATGTCAATTAAAAGAAAAAGGGGGGATAGGT